CAAAGAATATGATATTGCCGGAAGATATGTTTATACAAACAGAGATAAAATTACAATTGACTATATTGCTAATATTGATGACACAAAACTTGATATAAATTTTATTAATGTGTTTGCTTGTGCGGTTGCTTTTGAACTTGCAGAAGCTATAACACAAAGCGACCAAAAAGTTAAAACTTTACACGAAAAATATCTTTTGGCGGTTAAAGAAGCTAAAAGAATAAATGCAATACAAATGCCTAATATGAGTGTGGGCAGCGGAAGTATTGAAAGGAGCAGATTATGAAAACCGTTGACTACATACTTAAAGATTATGAATTAATGAAAAACAAAAGACACAGATTTGAAAACCTTTGGCAGGAAGTTGCACAACGAGTTGACCCGACACAAGCAACATTTAATACAACTTTACTTAACTTAGAAAGTATACCGCAACAAAAATTTGACAGTAGTGCTGCGAGAGCATTGCCAAAGTTTGCTTCTATAATGAAACAAATTATTTGCCCGAGAACAAGAAAGTGGAGCAAATTTTGCACGACAGACCCTGAACTTACGGACTATTTCCAAGAATATTTTGATGCCGTAACGGAAACAATAAACAAATTAAGATATTCAAACAGAAGCGGTTTTGACAGTGCGGTTGATATGATGTTTAGAGGAGCAGGGCTTTTTGGACAAATGCCGTTTTTTGTTGACGATAGAGTTAAAGACGGTATATATTATAGGACTTTTCCAATGAGCAGTGTTTATGCAAAATGTAATGCTTATGGCGAAAAAGATGTTTATGCAAGAAGATTTGAACTTGACAGACGACAAGCGATTGAACAGTTTGGCGAAGAAAACTTAGATAAAAGTATTTTGGACAACAAAGAGATAGATAAAAAATTTGAATTTATACATTATGTTTGCCCTAATGAAGATATAGACGATAAAAAATTTGATAAAGCCGGTATGAAATATAGCAGCTATTATATAGATGTTACAAACCGTAAAATTGTAAGTGCGGGCGGTTATCACAGTATGCCATATTGTATGAGCAGATTAGATATTTTCCCGACTGAAGATGTATACGGATATGGTGCAGCAATGCAATGTTTGCCGGAACAAAAAGTTTTAAATGCAATGATGCGAATTACAATAAAAGGTGCCGAAGTTACCGCAGACCCGGAAATACTTGTAAGAGATGATGAAGTTGTAAATATAAACCAATTCGGTGTTGCAGGTAGTGTAATTAGCGGCGGTATAGATAGCGACGGCAAACCTACCGTTACGACTATGCAAAGAAATATAAATTTTAATTATCTTGAGAAATTAAGATTAGAACATAAAGAAGCCATTGCAGACAGTTTTTGCATAAACTTATTGAATATTTTAATAAATGACCCGTCTGCCAAAACAGCGACGGAAGTTATGATAAAAAAACAAGAACAAGCAATTTTGCTTGCACCTATGGCAACAAGACAATACCAAGAGTGGGCAGCTATTATGGCATTAAGAGAGTTTGATATACACGATAGAGCCGGACGATTACCACAAATGCCGGAAGATTTGGTGTATCAATTACAAAAGAACGGAAACAAGTTGACTATTGAATTTGAAAGCCCGCTTGACGATGCACAAAAGGGCGAAGAAGCAATTAAAATGAACAGATATTTTGAGGCAACAACACCTTTAATAGAGTTATATCCGGAAATTGCTACGGTTAATAACCCGATAGAAATAGCAAAGATTTATGCCCGCAGTATAGGTATACCGGCAAAAGCAATAAGAAAGGATGTTGATATTGCCGAAGCAATAAAACAACAAAGAGAAGCTGCCGATGCTGAAAGATTACTTAAAGCGGCACCAACATTAAGCGATAGTGCAAAGAATTTAGCGGCTGCCGGACTTGAAGCACAAAGCGGAATTAAATTGATTTAAAGAGGCAATAAATGGGTTTAATAGATACTGAAAAAATTAAAAGATTTGTAGATAGAACAAGAGCATATAAAAGGGTTTTTATAAATGACAATGCCGATGTTAAAGCGGTGCTTGCGGATTTAGGCAGATTTGCACCGGTTGACCCTACGGCAAAAGTTGCAAAGCCGTTTAATAAAAGCAGTAATGAAGTATGGATGATGATAGGTAGGCGACAAGTTGTAGATTATATACTCGGCAAAATAAATATGACCGACAGAGAGTTAAGTAATTTAATTAAACAAGAAAAGTTAAACCAAGAACAAGGTATAAAAATGTAAATGAAGTAAAAATTAAAAATGGAGGACAATGAAAATGGATATTAAAAACACAGATCCAAAACCACAACCGGGTGCCGGCGGCGGCGAGCCAACACCGCAACCCAACAATTTTTTAGACGGATTGGATGAAGATTTAAGAGGATATGCAGAACTTAAAGGATTTAAAGATAGAGAAACTGTTTTAAATGCTTACAGAAATTTAGAAAAGTTTACAGGAGCACCGGCAGATAAACTTTTAAAGTTACCGGATGAAAATGATAAAGAAGCCGTAAATGCTTTTTTAGAAAAATTAGGCAGACCGAAAACCGCTGACGGATATAAAATAAATATCCCGCAAGGGCAAAATGATAAACTTGCAAAAGCAATGGCACCGCTATTTTTTGATGCCGGACTTAGCCAAAAACAAGTTGAAAAACTTGTTGCCGGATGGAACACAATGCAAGAAGCGGAAGCAAAAGTTATTGAACAACAAGCAGCCGAATATGCAGCAGCACAAGAAGCTGAACTTAAAAAAGAGTGGGGCGGCAGATATACAGAAAATTTGGAGCTTGCTAAAAGAGCGGCGACAAGTTTGGGTATTACCGGCGAACAGATTAATGCTTTTGAAAGAAGCACGGATTTTAAAACCGTAATGAATATGTTGCTTAATATTGCAGGAAAATTAAGCGAAGATAGTTTAAAAGGCGGTAGTGCCGGAGCAGGTAAAGATATACTAACACCGGCAGCAGCAAAAGCAAAACTTGAAGAACTTACACACGATGAAGCTTGGAAAACAAAGTTTAATGCAAAGGACAGAGAAGCCGTTGAAGAATTTAAAAGATTAACTTTAATTGCTTCTAAAGCATAATAGAGGACAATATGGATTATAACGAAACAAATTTAAGTATACAAAGAAAACTTAAACAATTGGCAACAACAATGAGAACTTTAACAGCAGAACAACTTGTAGAAGAGTTAAAAGAGCTGATAAAAGTTGTTAAAAGTAGCGATAAGAAAAACGAAAAATAAAGCAGTAAATAAATTAAGGCAACCCTGCTTGCAGGGTCTTATGACAGCTTGAAAGGAAGCTGATACGGGTAAATCCCCGTAGGTAAGATAAGCCTGTTTTTATGTGGTCGGGTAACCGGCAACCTCTATAAAAACAAATATTATCAAATATTTTTATGGAGGTGGCAAAAATGCCCATAACTCGTGACGAAGTGACACTTTATACTACACAATATAGAAGTGTCTATGATATGTTACCACAAGACAAAGGTAGCAAGTTGTTGAAGTATGTATCAATTGAAACCGGCTTAAAAGGCGAAAGTGCCGTGCCTGCCGACCAAATAGGCAAAACAGAAGTAAACGAGGACAATACCGTATTCGGCGATAGCCCATACAATAATGTTGCTACGGCAAGAAGATGGTATCGTCCAAGAAAGTTTAATTGGGGACACCCTTTTCCGGACGACGACAAAGTAAGGATGATTGGTGACCCGCAAAATGCCATTGCTGTTTCTGCAAGAAATGCTTTTGGCAGAAAACTTGACGATGTTATCGTTGAAAGTTTTTTTGCACAAAACAGAACAGGCAAAGACGGCGAAACTTTAACAAGTTTTGACAGTAATAATATTATTGCTCATGGCGATGCAGGATTTACCGTTGAAAAGTTGCTTGCTGCAAAAGAAAGATACAGAAACTTGGATGTGGATATAGATAACGAAAGACCTGTAGTTATCTTAAGCCCAAAAGCAGAAAGACAACTTTTTAAACAAACGGAATATGTTTCCGGTGATTATGGTAAGCCTGTTATGGATGACGGAAAAATAAAATCCTTTTTAGGATTTGATTTTGTTATCATGAACAGATTGCCGGAAGCAAGCAATATAAGAAGTTGCCCTGTGTTTGTTAAAAGTGCCGTAGGTGTCGGTTTTTGGAAAGATTTAAAAATTGAACTTGACAAAAGACCCGACAAACAGTATGTATGGTATCTTTATATGGAGCAAATGTATTCTGCAACAAGGTTGTATGAAGAGGGTTGCTTAAATATTCAAGTAAAAGAAACAGCATAGTAAAGGGGGCTATATGCCCCTTTTGCTTTTTTATTTTGTAGTAAAGAAGTAAAAACTTTAATAGGAGGATAGCTTAAAATGGCTGAAACAAAATGCGAAGAGTTAAAGGCTGAACAAATTACAGCAGCCCAAAAAGGTTGTAGAGTTAAAGCAATTAATTCTACTATAAAAATGGCAGCACAAGCAGCAAACGACTTGATAGAATTAGGCACTATCAAGAAAGGCGAAAGGTTTTTGTATGGAACAATTACAGTAACCCATAGCACAAGCACAGCAACAATTGCCATAGGCAATAAAACAACAGCCGATAAATACAAAGCAGCTGCAGCACATACAACTGCAGATGTGCCAACTGTTTTCGGTAAAACACTTGCACAGGATGTAAACAGTGCAGACGAAGTTGTTTATGCAAAAGTTGGCACCGCCGCACTTCCTTCGGCAGGCGACGGAAAAGAAATAAAAATAACACTTTTCGTAAGTGCAAACAACTAAGTTGACGGTTGTTTTTGGATGTGCCTTTGAATTGTGTTTATAACGGCGGGGTTGCTAACACCGAAGCAGCCCTGCCAGAAAAAAAGAGGTAGGTAAATGAAAAAAATTATCATAGAAAAAGTAGTAAAAATTATTGACGATAATATTGAAGATATACTTGATAAGCAAAAAATAGAACAAGTAGTAAATAGCTTTTCCGTGCAAAATATAATTCTTCCTGCAAATGCAGAAAATATTAAAATTCAAAAACCGCTCGCCTCGTCTATAGATTATGAGCCAATAAAAACACTGATAATTAAAAGCGATGTTGTTATATACGGCAAAATAACAGAACAAGGGCAAGATAGGGTGCTTCCACATTTTAAAGAAATGGAAATTGCCGGAGAAAGTATTGCTCCGTATGGAAACTTATATTTGTCAAATTATAATGACACTATTGCAAATGTAAAAGTAATTATAGGTATTAACAGAGTTGAATAAAAAGGGGTTATAAACAGTGGGCAAGATTAAAGCTATTAAAACAAATTTTAACGGCGGCGAACTTACTAAACAGGCTTATGGTAGAGTAGATTTGGAAGTATACCAAAATGCCAATAAGCAAATGGTAAATTGTTTGCCTACTATTTATGGCTCCGCAACAAAACGAGGCGGAACAAAGTTTGTTACCGACAATATAAAACATTTTTACAAAACTTTACAAGAGATAACCGGTGCAAGTAATATAAATTGTGTAAGCATAGATTGGAAGTTTAACCATTATGTTTTTGGTTGCAACGACGGTTATATTGCAAAATGCGATTTTGATTTTGATAATGTTGTAATTCAACAAGTAGCTGCCGATATTGGTGATATTAAAAGTATTGCTCAAGGATTATATTGGAATACTTTTAACAGATACCATATAACAACTGACGATTACGATTATATCGTTTATCCACAAAATAACGATTGGACAAATTTATATGTTTATAGAAATACCGATATAGGAAAAGCAAAAGTTTTTGATTTAGCAAAAAGAGTAATAAGCGGCGAAGTTGACAATCCCCCTACCGTTGTAAGGTTTAACGGTAAGATTTTAGATTTTATAAACCCGAATTTAGACGGTAGCGATAGAATAGAAAGAACTTTTACAATAAGCGACAACACGACGGAAGATTTTGACGGATTTTATATTGACGACAACAATTTTTTATTAAGAAACGAAACAAATTTGTTTTGGTATCATAGCGGCGAAGTAACAAGTTTAGGAACAAATACCGGCAATATTGTAGGTGCAAAAGTTAAAGACGGAAAAATATATGTTGGTGTAGATAAAACAACTGATACCGGATATGCGGTTTGCTGGGATATTTACGATACCGGCGGCACTTTAATTAAAGAACAGGTTATTGCAAGCCAAACAAATGAATTTAATGTAGAAAAATATATAAAACTTGCCGACAAAGAATTGTTTGTATGTAATTATACAAATAGTTTTTGTGTTTATAGAGGCAAGTTTTTTTGGCTTGATTTTTATAGTGCTTGTTTAGATTTTGCTGTTAAAGACGATAAGGTTTTGTATTGCAACGGCGGTAATGATGTTTGCATTGTAAATGCTTATAGCAACAGTGCCGACGAAAAAAAAGCGATACTTATACCTTTTAAAATAAACAAAAATATAAATTATGTTTTAGAGTTTGGCGACCACTACATAAGATTTTATAAAGACAGGTTACCTGTAACAGATAGCGACGGTGCTGTTTATGAAATATCAAGTCCATACAGTATAAGTGATTTGATTGACAATAACGGAAAAACAAAAATTAGTTGGACACAGTGTGTTGATGTTTTGTATTTGTGCCACAAAAGCTATCCTATACAAACTTTAAAAAGATACGGTAATAATAATTGGATAATAGAAGAATTTAATATTAAAGGCGGTGTTTTTGATAATTTAAACACTGACAACAGCAAATATTTGACTTGTGCAGCAGGCACCGGACTTAAAACTGTTAATGCCGTAGGAGCCGGCTTTAGTTGTAATGTGGTAACCGTAAGACAAGGGCAAGTGCCTGTTGAGGGTGCTTGTTATATAAGATGGTTTTTAAACGATACACAAATTATTGCCGTAAATAATAAAACAGGAATAAACGAAGCTGTTAATTTGTTATATACCTATAGCAGCCAAAACAGTTTGGATTTTACAATAACATCAAGCGGAAATACTATAAATGTTAAAACCGCAATAGATACTTTTGCAGGCAAAAAACTGTCTTTAATAATGGCTATTCCTAACAGTCCGTATTCAACTATGGTATTACTTGAGGGAACTTTTAATGTTTCTGCAGGTGCCGGAAGTGCTATTGATTTATTTACTAATGACGATTTAGGAAAACTTGTAAGATTAAATTATACCGATACAAATACAACAATGTGGGAAGTTGGAAAAAGTGTATCTACAGGAAATATAAGAAAAAGCGGAAACAACTATTATATAGCCAAAAACAGTGCGACAACCGGACAAATTAAACCTATACATACAGAGGGTGTTGTAAGCGACGGTGCCGTAAATTGGGAATATTTACATAGCGGATATGGTGTAGGACAAATAATAGAAGTTGTAAATGCTTCACAGGTTAGAATAAATGTTGACGGATATATGCCCGATTTTAGTAACGGCACTTATTTATGGGAATTAGGTTTGATAGGTAAAGACGGAATTTATCCAAATTGTTGTGCCTTTTTTAAAGAACGATTTGTTTTTGCAATATCTACTAAAAGCGGAACAAAAATTTGTGCAAGTTGTGCCGGCGATTATAACAATTTTAGCGATAACAGTTTTGGCGAGGTTTTGGCAGAAAATGCGATTACCGTTGTTTTGCAAGGTAAAACAGAAAGTGAAGTTTTGTGGATGATACCCGGAACAAAACTTTACATAGGAACTGATAGTGAAGAGTTTATTTTTGGCGAACAGACGGTAGCGGAAGTTTTAAGCCCGACAAATGTAAGTTGTAGTGCTGTAAGTGCTTTAGGCAGTGCAAAAATTAAGCCGCTTGAGATTTTAGACGAAATGTTGTTTGTAAGTAAAGACGAAAAAGAAATAGCTAATTTTACTTATGTAGCAGAAAAAGACAGTTTTAGACCTGTAGCAATAAGTGTTTTGTTTGAGCATTTATTGCATAACGGTGTGAAATGTTGGGATTGGACAAGTAACCCGCATAAAGCTATATGGTTTGTTGACGGCAAAGGTAATTTAAGAACTGTAGTATACGATAACGAACAAAAAGTTATAGGAGCAACAAGACATAATATTGACGGAACAGTTGAAAGTTTATGTGTAATACCGGAGCCAAACGGTAACTATGACGATGTTTGGATTTTAATTAAAAGAACGGTTGACGGTAAAACCGAACGATATATTGAATATTTTAGTTGGGGGTTACCTGTAGAAGAACAGGATGACAATTATAAAAATATACACGGTGTATTTTGTGATTGTGCGAAAGTTTTTGAGTTTACAAGTGAAGTAAGCGAAGTAAGCGGCTTGTATTGGCTTGAAAACGAAACGGTTGATGTAATTGTTGACGGTAAGGTGCAGACACAAAAGACGGTTGTTGACGGAACAATACAGCTTGATAAGCCGGGTAAAGTGATAGTTGTAGGGCTTGATTTTGGCGAAATGTTGATTGAAACTTTGCATTTTAATTTGGGTGGCGACATGGGCACAACACAAGGTAGCACACAAAGAGTAAATAAACTTATGGTAAGGGTAATTGATACTTGCCAATTAAAAGCCAAAGCTACAGGCGGAAACAAGTTTGACACTTTTATTGATAAAGATAATTTACAAAATGGCGATTTTGAGATTTGTTCGCCGGGCGATTACAGTAAAACAATGACAATAACTTTAAAGAACGATAAACCGGTAAATTGTTGTGTATGTGCTTTGATTGCCGAGTTTGCAACAAACCATTAAAAGTATTAAGGAGGATTATATGGCTGGTATAGCAATGGGTATAAGTGTAGCAGCAAGTTTAATTAACGGTATTGTTGCTTATAAAAACGGTATGGCACAGGCGGAAGCTGCAAATATTAATGCACGGATTGCCGATAATAATGCTGCTGCTGTTCGTTTAAAAGGTGTGCAGGAGCAAGATAGAATTTTGAGTAACGGAAAGCAACAGATAAGCAAACAGCTTGTTGCGGCTTTGCAAGGCGGAAGTATGGGCGGCGGAACAAGCGAAAATGCCATTGCTAAAAGTGTATATAATTTAAAAACAGATTTAACAAATACCGCTTATAATTACGAAACTGAAGCTATAGGATTTTTAAACGAGAGTAAATTACAAAAATATTACGGCAAAATGTATAGACAAAATGCAGCCGCAGGGCTTGCGGGCGGTGTTTTGGGAGCTGCAGCAAGTGTATTAAGTATGGGCGGCGGTAGTGCTATAGGCACGGGAGCAACAACAACCGGTGCTACAGCTGTAAGAAGCGGATTACAAAGTTATGCACAAAGCTTAAAACCTATGAGCTTATTGAACAGTGCAAGTAAATTAAGTTTGTTTGCAGCTTAGAGTTTAAAACTCTTTTATATATAAGGAGCTTGTTATTATGGAAATATTGCAAAGTAAAGTTATAGCAGACGGCACAATAAAAACACAGGCACATGCGGCAAAAATGATAAGCCCGCTTGAAAATGCCGACAGGTTGGCTGTTGCTATTTATAATGTTGATAGAGAAAACAAAAAGATTAGAGAAGATAACTTTGAAAGCGATTTAAAACTTAAACAAGCACAGTTTAACGAAACACTTAAAAATATTGATAACGACGATAATTTTCAAACCGCTATTGATAACTACAACAAAGAAATAGACGATTTAGGTAATAGTGTTTTAGGCGAAAAAGAATATAAAAAATGGCAGAGCGAAAAAGGCAAAAACTATAAACAACTTGCAGATTTAGGGTATAAAAGCATATGGCTTGAAAGGAAACAAAAAGAAAATTATACATTGTTGCAAAATGTTGTTGATAAGGCAGCAACCGAAGCGAGTATGATACCGAACCAAAAGGCACTTGTTGAAAAAAATTTGTTTAATGATATTGATAGTAAAACTTTGACACCACAGCAGAAAGAGGGTTTAAAAAACAGATATTTGGCACAGCTGGCACAAGCCGAAGTTGTAAGAGATATAAGGATTAATCCGGACACGGCTTTAAGCAGGTTAAATGCTACCGAAGAAAAAGACGGTATAAAAGAGCCGGCTTTTTACAAAGGGCTTGATAGTGTGCAAAGACAAAGATATATTGAAGCTGCAAAACATAAAAGCGATGCTTTAAAAAATTCCGTAAACAATGTAAGTCTTGAGCCGTTAAAAAACAAGTTTGTTGCAGATTATACAAATACAAAACAAGGTGCTATTGATTGGCTTGAAGATATAAAAAATAACCGTTTGGAAGTTATGAAACAACTTGGTATAGACAATAAACAGTTTGACACTTTTACAAAATGGGCAGACGGAATTGTTAAAAGCGACGACGAACTTGCACTTGAAAAACAAATGACCTTTGATAAATTAGAAGATAAATATAAAGAGTTTGGTATATACAGAGATAATAAAGGTAAAAAGCCGACAATGAAAATGATTGTAGGCAACAAACAATTAAACAATATTGAAGATATAAGTGTTATGCTTGATGAAATAGATACAAATATTGCAAATAAAACTTTTGCCGGATCTAATTTAAAAAAAGCTATCGGTTATCAAAGAGAACTTTATACGGTGCTTGGCGATATGATAGATAATAATAAAATAAAACTTAAAGACAAAAACACTTCTGTTTGGTGGGGCGACACGGTAAGCGAAGATATACCAAAACAAATAAATGCAATTATTGACAGACAGTTTGGTAATGTTTTAAGCACCGACGAAAAAGGATATTTGTATTATAGAGTGTATGCCAATTGTATTGCGAATAATATTGATTTGGCAACAAAAGATAAAAGTGTAAAAGATACCGTTAAAAACAAAATAATTTCGCAACTGTTTACTGATTTTATAAGAGATAAATATAATGTGCCGAATTTTAATGTTGACGGTGTTATAAATAATGGTAATTTAATGACCGTTGTTGATACTATCCAAAGAGCCAAACAAAAAGGTGCTACAAAAGCCGTTTACGGAAATTACGGTGTAAACGGCAATAAACTTGAACTTAAAGACAAAGACGGAAATATAATAGATACAGTAGAATATTAAGGATATAAAATATGAACGAACAACAAATTGATAGTTTATTGACCGATTTACAAACAAAGCGGCAAGACCCTATAAACCCTATAATTAAACAACAACCTATTATAAACATAGAAAATTACAGAACTTTTTACGACAGCGAAAACAAAAAAGTTTTTACTACTAATGCACAAAAACCGGAAGAAGTTTTGTATCATGCCGCAACGATTGATAACCCGAAAAAGAAAGATAATTTTTTTGGGCTTGTGGATTTAGGTGTAAGTAAAACCGATATTGTAAAAAAAGCTTTTGATTTTGTAAGTAATTTTAACCCTGCTGCAAAACTTGTTAATGAAATAAATAAAACAGAAAAAGGAAATGAAGCTATTAGAGGATTTGCCGGAACAAGTGTAGATTTGGCAAGCGGTTTATTTAGAGGGTTGATAAGTGCTGCAGGCGGAGCCGTTAAAGCTGAACAATGGGCTTTAACGAATTGGAGCGATAAAGAGTATACAGACAAACAACTTGAAAAAATTACCGCAAAAACAGACGAATTAAATAAACTTTTAAGAGATAAAACAGAAAAGTTTATGAAGTATACCGGAATTGAAAAAACAGATAAAGACGGTTTTGTTTACGATTTAGCGGGCGGCGGAGCAAGTTTGTTGTTTGCGATAGGTTTAACTGCCGTAACAAAAAGCCCGGCAGCTGCAAGTTATGCTTTTGGACAATATCAATACCAAAGTTTGTATGAAGAAAGTATAGATAAAGGATATAGCCCTATGCAAGCCCGCAAGATAGGGTTTATCGGTGGAGCTTTTGAAACAGGGCTTGAATTTGTTGGCTTGCATTTACTATTTAGAAGTTTAGAAAGAAACAAAGGTTTTAAAAGAATTTTAGGAAGTTTTTTAAGTGAGCTTTTTCAAGAGGGCGGACAACAAACAGCCGAAGAAGCAATAGCTAAAATATATAAATTAAGAGAGCAAACAACTTGGCAGACCGTTAAAAATATCGCAATGGCGGCTTTAATTGGCGGTATTTGGGGCGGCGGTGCAGGTGTAATTAGTAATATTGCAACAAGTGCAACAAAAGAGTTGGTAGAACAAGGCATTGAACAAAAACAAGCCGAACAGCTTACAAGTGCCGCTATAAAAGCAGGATTGAGCGACGACACAATAAATATAGTTGAAAAAGGTATTAAAGATGAGCAAAGCCCGGTAACATATAAAAATGCCGACCCGAGAGAAACTTATAAAGAGTTTGGCGATAGTGTAAAAAAAGCACTTGAGCCACAACAGCAAAGAGGAATTGAGATTGAATTTTTGCAAGCTAAACAAAATTATAAAGATTATTTATTAAGAACACAAGCGGCAAAAACAGAAGAAGAAGTAGAAGCAGCAGCCGCACAGATAGACAGTTTGGCAAGAACGGCTTTTGAACAGGAAGATATTAAACCGGCAGATTACTATAAAAGATTTCATATAAATACAATAAGCGATAATATTGAAGATAACGAACGAAATATTGACGACACAAACATAACTATGGATGACGATTTTAACCCGCTTGAATTTGACCCGGAAGAGCAGGCAAGATATGAAAAAGAAAAAGAAGATTACGAAAATTGGCTTGCAAAAGAACAAGCCGAAAACGGCATAAAAAAAGATTTTAAAACTTATAAAAAATTGCTTAGCGATATGGGTATAGGTGCTATTAGAAAACCAAAGCCCGGCGATACAAGATATACAGAATATAAAGAGTTAAGCCCGAGAATTAAAAATGCTTTTTTTGTTGACAGCAATATTGCTATGACATGGGATGAAGCAGAGCAATTATTACAAGAACACAACGGCGATACAGCCGATATTTTTGAATATTTTAGAGATGTTGATAAAAAAGTGCCTGTAGGACAAAATACTTATTTACAAAAAGCAATAGTGCCGATAAATAGAGCCGATAAAAATAATTATGTGTTTCAAATAACGGCTAAAGATTTAATTGAAGTAAAAACAAGAAACGAAATACAAAATAAGTTGCAAAAAATTTTTGGAACTTATGAAGAGTTGGATGCTTTTGTAGAGGGTGAAGATAATAATATAGACGAGCTTATGTTTGTGTTGAGTAACAGTTTTATGGCAGATTTAGAGTATGCTGCAAACGAGAGAGATTACGATGCAACACAAAGTATTTTAGATAGAATAAAAAAAGATATTGTTGAAATTTCTAAATTAAAAGACTATAATAATGTTAATGAAAAAGAAAAAGAAAGTAACAACTTATCAAATACCTCAGGAAACACTGTATTGGGGACAAAAGAAAGTGCCCAAAGGGTTTTATATTCTAACCCCGCCAAAACCGCCGACCTACAAGTAAAAGATTTTTCTGTAGAACAACTTAAAAAAATAAACGATAATATAGTATTGTTTTTGTTTTCTAACAAATACGATGCGGAACAAAATTATATTGTAAGTTTGGAGCCACAAACACTTAAACTTTTAAAAGAAAATAAAATTAAAAATGTTAATGAAAATGGAATTTTTGTTAAAGGTGTAAAAGATTTTAACGATACTTCCGCTATTGAAACGGATAAAAAATTTTATTCTGCCGAAGATATACAAAAAGTTATAGACGGTTATACTAATTTAGGAAATACAGAAAAAGTTGATTTTTATAAAAAACTTTTAAATAAATTTTTAAAATTACAAAACGATTTTATGCAAGTGCAAGATAAGTTGAGAGCTTATATTGCAAAAAACACACCAAAGCAAGATTTGCAACAGCAATCACAACAAGAACAAATGCAACTGCAAAGCGATATGCAGCAGCCGTTGTTGGATATTTTTTATCAATCTGCAGCAATGTATTTAAATAAAGCAAAAAATATTGCCGATTTTGTTAATTTGATAAATAGCGGAAAATTTAAAAGAAAAACCTATTATAGATTTTATAACAAAGATAAAATTGGTTTTGATTTAATTAGCGATACTTTGTTACATGACGACAAAAGACACCCAGATTTAACTGTGCAAGATTGGATAGACATTGAACATAATATTGATAATATTTTTGATTTTAATTTTAGCCCGGATGTTAAGTATGACGGTATAACCGTTGTGAAAATGGGAATAAAAAGCAAAACAGCAAAGTATGGTGTATGTTTAGAAATATTAAAAAATGGAAGAATAGTAATAACAACTGCATTTAAAAACAGTTTGGACAGTGTTGGTATTCAACAGTGGATAGATAAAAAAGAGAAGAAGAGCCCCAAAGCGACTGCACCTCTCAGTCAAGGTCAAGCATTAGACAAAGCTAATGTCGTTCTCTTTGGTAGCCCTTCCGGTATAAGTATAAAACAAATTTACGATTATGTCAAGAATATCGTTGGAGGAAAGTTTTATCAAGACGAACAAAACCCGAGAGGAGCCACGACGGTTTATGATAGACAGTATTATATTGATTTGTTTAGTAATGCAGATAAAACAACCTTGTTACACGAAACGGCACATATATATTTAAGCGAAATTAGCCGGTTTGCTGCCGCTAAAAATGCAACCAAAAAAGTTTTAGATACAAAAACTAAACTTGACAGCTGGCTTGGTAAGCCGGACGAAAACGGCAACTATTCAAAAGAACAACAAGAAAAGTTTGCAACAAGTTTTGAAAGTTACCTTGCAGACGGCAGAGCACCGACCGCTAAAATGAAAACGGTTTTTGAAAAATTTAAAGTTTGGATAAGCCAAATTTATGACAGTGTTAAAGATTATTTGCCTAAAATTAATGACGAAGCAAAAGCATTTTTTGATAGCATTTTAAGTAAAAGTTACAATGTGCCGGATAGTAACATTTATGACGGAAAAGTTGAAGCAATAAAGCAAGTAATTGAAAATACTAAACAAGGTAAAGTAAGCGAAGTTGACGGCATTACTATTGACAAAGTGTATGATTTGCTTAATTTAGCTTATATGAGAAAACCTAATAAACCGAGTAAAAATTTAAAGCAACTTTTGAACGACAAAAATATTTACGATTTTGACGAATTAAATAAAGCCGGAGCAGATAAAGTATTGAAAATATTAAAAGACGGCGGATATGTTAAAGACGATACTACCGCTGAAAAAGCCGTTGAAATTGCCAAAGCCGCACTTGACGGCAAAACGATTTACAGATTGGCGGACGGTTGGCGAATTAAAGGCGATATTGATTTTAGAAAAAATTTAAGAACTTTGGAAAAGGTTATAGATTTTAACGAGATTGACAGTGTGCTTGAAAAGATTTTAGAGCTGCAACAAGCCGGATATAGACAAGTTGAACAACAAGATGTAAAAGAAATGGAAGATTATAGCAGAAAATTGTTTAGTGCCGATGTTAAGCAGGCGAAAGGGTATGTTGCTGAAATTATAGAAAAGTTGCACAGAAAAAGTTTTATTGATAAAGCAGCTAAAAAACAAATGATGACCGACTTGAATTTTAGCAGCACACTTGAAGAGATACAAGAAAGTGTTTTAGCGGTTATTGAAGATTTAAAAAATGAAATTGAACTTGTAAAAGAAAGTTTAAAACAGCCACACAAACCAAGAATAATAAAAGACAAAACGGTTTTGCCCGGAAAGAAAGCGACCGAAGAAGAAAAAGAACAGTATAAAAAGTATATGAAAGTAAGAATTAACAGACTGTTAAAGCAAGTTTTGCCCGGAAAGAAAGGCAACAACAAAGTGAGCAAGTTTGGTAATATTGAAATTGAAAGATTTTTTGAAGAGTTAAACAAAATAAATAAGTTTACAATTGAGCAAGCAGAAAAAGAGTTAATGAACAGATTTGTAAGAGATAATGAGTGGATTTTGAAAGATGAGAAAGGCGAGGGTTTTGGAAATATTGAGAAAATAAAAAATATGTTTTTAAATTACAAAGCCAAAAAGATTACAAGTAATAGTTGCGAATTGTTAAAAGAACTTTACGACAGTTTAGAGAAAATAAATATTTTTGGAAGAAACGAAAAACAAATAAATGATTATTTAAAAAAGAGCGAGCA